CAACAAATGATTGAATCGCTAGAACATTCAATCGAAGTGGCAGAAGCAAAAATCGAAGAATTAAGCAAGCCTAGTCAGAAATCATCGGTACAGATGAGGTCAGCGGAGCGTGATTTTTGGCGAAAGAAAATTAGAGGCTATCAGAAACAGTTAAAGGAGTTGGAAGATGAATAAAAAGGAATTGATTGAGAAAATTAAAACTTTTGGTGCGACATATTTGGCAACAAAATTTATTTTAGAACAAATCAACCAACTAGACGAACCACAACCGTTAAAACTAAAAGATATCATTTCACGAATGAAACAGTTATTTCCTCTTAGTCGGTCAGAATGGATTGATGAAATTTTACATGAGTTTGGCGAAGAATTCGGTTCAATAAAATATCGCAGTGGTTACGAGCAAGGAAAACTTGAGGGAGCTTGGGTTGGTAATCAATTGAAAGATGCTGATAAGATTCGACAAGAATTGAATAGAGTCAAAGTTCCGCAGTGTGTTCATAAATATATTCAAGAAGCAAAAGAATATAATTGGGACTTGCAAGATTTAATGAATTCTATAGATGATGAAGATAGTGAGGACCTTCAAAGATGGTTTTATCACAAATGTAATCAAGAAACACTTGCTCGTGCATGGCTGGACGGCTACGAGGTCGAGGAAGAGAAGCGGTATACAGTAGTGATGAAACCGACAAAACAACCGCTATATTATAATGCTGGGGATAAGAAACTATTCTTCTCTATGGGTGGCATAGCTACAAACTTTACCCAGAAACAACTTGAAGAAGCCAGCTTCGGATGGGTATTTGATTGTGAGGGGATTGAAGTTGAGGAGGTGGAGTGATGGGAAAATCAAGAGAAATTGGTTTAGAAATCACAGAAATACAAGTAAAGGTATTAACTCAATCTGAGTCCTTGAGTGCCTATGAATTGAATAACATTAAAATAAAAGCAAGAACTTTATATGAAAGTCTTGTATGGTTACATTACGAAGCACAGGAGAGAAAATATTGAAACGATTCTTAATTGGCTATGCCTTACTTACGACTTGCTTGTTATTCATGCAACGTGAAGTGCAGAAACCCTTGCTAGTTTATCATGCTGATAGTAAGTATGCTATTACTGGCAAGGTTACAGAAAAACGAAAAATCGGAAATCTTTTCACTATCACGGTTGACGGGAATGTTTTCGTGGTTAGTGAAGAAAGATATAAAATTATTGATGTAGGAGATGAGGTGATTATTTGACATTCGTAGAACATAATAACCGTGAGAAAGCTAATAAATTTGCTGAGTATGTAACTGGGAAACCGCTACGTGAATACTTAGCTCAAAAAGTGAAGCAGTATTGCGGTGAAAATATATCTGTATTTGATGGAGCTGCAGGCTCTGGGCAGTTGGAACAATTTATCAGTATGACGGATTTTCATGCAGTAGAAATTCAACAGGAAAGTTGCGAAGCTTTAAAAACAAACTTTCCGCATGCAACAGTTGATAATCAAAGTTTCTTTACTTATCAATCTGATATCCAGGTTGATGCAATTGCAATGAATCCACCTTATTCTTTAAAACTTAAAGAGTTACCAGAAGAAGACCAACAGGCTATTAAAGAGCTGTTTCCGTGGAAAAAGTCAGGTGTTGTGGATGATGTGTTTTTGTTAAAATCCATGAATTATACTAAGCGTTACGGATTTTATATCATGTTCCCTGGTATTGCATACCGTCAGTCTGAAAAGAAAATGAGAGAGCTGGTTGGGAATAATTTAGTTGAATTAAATGAGATTCAAAATGGATTTGAAGATACTCCTATCAATGTCATATTTTTAGTAATTGACAAAGAGAAGAATACTCCTGAAATTTCAAAAGAGATTTATGACTGTAAAACTCAAAAAGTTGAATACCAAGAATCTGACAAATTAAATTCAGATTTCAGCTGGGTAATACCTAAAAAACCAGTTGAAAAAGAAGAAATAGACATTGACAAAGTGAATGCTGAATTAGATCAAATGGCTATCGACCACCTTGAAAAACATTTAGCAAGTCAACTAGTCTTGATTCAATTCTTTAATGCAGATATTGATTTAAAATCATTCATCACAAAATGCCACAAAGTTTTAGATGATTATCTGCTAGCTTATAATTTTATGGTCGGTCTTGAATGAAACCAAACGAGATAACAAGGTATGGGTTGTTAGAAGTTTGTGAGCTTATTTCAGGCACTAGAACGAATGAAGCAGACGGACCTTATTTTATCTATGGCGCTGGTATGAATCCAAAAGGTACAACAGACAAGTTTAATTGTGAAAGTGATACAATTCGCTTAACTCGTAAGGGCACAGTTGGAGCTGTTTACTTCCATCGGAATCCGTATTGGATAGATGGAGATAGCTTTAGGGTCGAACCAAAAGAAATGATAGATAAGCGATATCTATTTCATTGGCTACTGATGAACCGTAAAGAAATAGAACGGTGCGCTGATGGTAATAATCAACCAGGCTTGTCGGTTGCTAGATTATCAAAATTAACAATTGATGTACCTGACATGGAATATCAACTAAAAGCGGTCAAGTTATTGGATGAAATGAGTACAGGCTTAGAATTTTTTATAGACAATATCACACAAATTAAAAAGTTAGAGAGCAAGGTTTTGAGTTACTATAACGAGAAAATTGGAATAGCTTTAGAGAGAGGTGAGTTAAATGAGAAACTGGGAGAATGATTTCGCTTACTACCAAGGCGAAACATTCATAACTTTAGGTTCTTTACAAGAAATACATGAGTATACAGGTATTCCTTTAGAAAGATTAAAGGAATATTCAAAAAAATCAAGAATTAAACGTTATCCATTCGGTAGGATGCTGATTGAAATAGATGAGGAGTTATTATGAACACACTAGAAAACGTTAAGAAATGGTTTATTGACCGTGACCTCGAAAACGGTGGACGATTAGACAAACAATCACTTAAACTCAGTGAAGAGTTCGGTGAGCTATGCGCTGGGTATCTCAAGAAGAATGAACAGCTTATGAAGGATAGCATCGGAGACTGTGCAGTCGTGATTGTCGGTCTTGGACTACTAATCGGTGAAGATGTAAACAAGATTTTTGAAGAGTCTGATGGTTTACGGAAGAAAGAAATTACGGAAACATTAATCTCAATCAATGCAAATATTAGTGAATTTCAACTCTCACAAGGATTTGCAAGTAAGGAGATGTGCAGACATAATCTAATACGTTGCATTGGATATCTGAAAAATCTTGGATATGATTTTGATGAATGTTTTGAGTTAGCCTATCAAGAAATCAAAGACCGTAAAGGTCGTTGGATTGATGGTTCATTCGTGAAAGAGGAGGATTTGCCAGATGAAGTTCGTTCTGTTTAGAATCGAGAAATCTTATCCAGTACATGATGAGAGAGAGTTAAAAAAGTTAGTAGACATTGACAAAATATTCGCTTTTAGAGAAAGTGGAACTTCTATCGAACGTACTATAAAATTGGAAACACATAATGGTTTTATGTTTGAATTCAATAAAATCGAATACGAAAACAAGGTATATGATTGCTATAATTTGAATGATGTTTTACATACATTGAAATCTATCGAAAAGAAAATGGAGAGAGACAAACAATGAGCGATAATGTGAATAAACCAAGCCACTACCAAGGCTCAAAAGGTCTTGAAAGTATTGAAGTAATTGACAACTTTATTGGCGACTTGCCAGGTAAGGCTGCATGGTGTTGGGGGAATGCTATCAAGTATTTACTCCGATTCCAGAAGAAGAACGGTCTTGAAGATTTGAAGAAGGCTAGAAAGAACCTTGATTGGTTGATTGAGGAATTGGAGAATGGAAACTAAATCTTTTTCAAAACAACTGAGAATGTGGAGAGTTGAAAATAATTTGACACAAAAACAAGCAGGAGAATTATTCGGAGTTTGTGGAGTGACAATTTCTTGTTGGGAAACAGAGAAGACGAGTCCAGCAAACCGTTTGAAATTGATTGTATGCCAGAAGATTGGATACGATTTCAAAATAGACAATAATTCTTTTGGTTCAATTATCCGTCGGAAACGACTTGAACTTGGATTGTCTCGCAAAGAGCTCGCTGATGAAATTGGGTATAGCGAGTACTCAGTCAATCGTTGGGAAAACAATCTAGCAAAACCATTTGACAGTACTCTGAAAGATATATGTGATTTCTTTGGATTGAATACTAAAGACTTCAAGCAATGGAGGTAGAATTTGGTAAAAAAGAATTTAGCAAAAGCACGGAGAGATTACCTTGAATTTGAACTAGATGATAAGTATTTAAAAATTGACAAACTTATCGGTCAACGCA